ATGATCGTCTTGATGTTCCCGTCTGCCTCACGAATTCTGATAAGAAAGTCGGGAAAGTATCGATGGTATCGGTTGTCTAAAGGGGATATGTACGGGATTGCTATTTCTTCGCTTTGCCACTCGATGACATTGGTGTTCTCGTCCAGGTATTTCATCACCTTCTTTTCCCAAAGAGATCGATAAACTATCCTGGTATGGTCGCCCTTGTATTTCTTTGGATTGGTTGGATTGAATAATCCTTGGTAGGTCTTGTAGTGCATGGCTCCCGATCTGTTACATAAATACTTTGTAATAAGCAAAGGATTGAAAAAGACACCCAATGGCCACTGACGCACTCACCACATTGACACCAGTTTTAGAAAGTGGAGCCAATACCACACAAAGCTGGATAGGTACAATCGTTGGCGCTTCTGAAGAAACCTATAAAGAGTACAAACAGCTTGGTGACGATCTTCTTCAGTCTTCATATAAGTTCAATTATTTAGTGTTCCCAAATGACCTTGGGAGAGATGACAGTGCCCATTACATGATTATTAACATCAACGTTCCAACTTCGACGGGTGGACAGGCTCCAGCTGGAAACTTTACAAACAGAGTTGATTTTAATACACAGCTTGCTAGTCCAGAAAGAAGCAAGGTGGATAAACTCAGATATGGGAATGGGGCAGGTGTTCTTGGTGCTGGTGCTGCCGGAAATGCGGCAGGTATCACTATTCCACGATTTACTCGTCGTATTGCTGACTCGATAGCACTGTTCATGCCTACTCCGCTTATCTATAATACCCAGCATGCATACGAAGACGTATCACTCACTGCCTTGGGTGGAAAACTTGGTATTGGTGCTGCTGGCTTGATCCCAGGTATCGGCGGAGGGCTGGCAAAAGGCCTAAGTGCTGTTGGATCTGTGGCTTCTGGTGCACTCAAGATATCCGGAAATCCCATCAATCCAGCCGTGGAAATTCTATATTCAACGACTGCCCTTCGACAGTTCACGTTCGAGCTTTTGTTGGCACCAAGAAACGTAGAAGAATCTTACACTATCGAGAATATAATTAAAAAACTTAGATTTCATGCTGCCCCAGAAATAAATACACTTTCACGAGGCCTTACCTGGATACCACCGGCTGATTTCGATATAACATTTTTCAGGCGTGGGGTGGAAAACGACCATCTGATTAGAATAAATACCTGTGTTCTACAGCGAATTGAGGTTGATTTTTCTCCAACTTCTGGAATTTATTCAACTTTTACAAATGGTTTTCCGGTGGCTGTCAGGCTATCACTTGGTTTTATGGAGCTAGAGCCCGTTCACAAGCAGAGAGTCACGCAAGGATTCTGATGTCTAAATTCTTTTCAAAATTTCCAAAACTTGCATATGATATCGAGGGCAAGCAAAAAACCACCTATCAGTTTACGACCGATATCTTTTTTCGGCTTGGTGTGGTTCAGGACGTTCTATCCAACATCTCTGCTTATTATGAATATGTGATTCGTGAAACAGATACCCCCGAAATTCTGGCAAGCAAGGTCTATAATGATCCAGAAGCACACTGGATCATCCTTCTGGCAAACAAGATCGTTGACCCTCAGTACGACTGGCCACTCAATGGTACCCAGTTTAGAAACTATATAATCGGTAAGTATGGTTCGTTGGCAAACGCTCAGACCACAATACATCATTACGAAAAGGTAATCTCCAGGGAAGAAACTCTTTCTGGAATAATCACCGAAACACGTTTTAATATCAACTATGCAAATCTGACATCAAGTATGGCTACGACAACACAAAAATTACCCTATGATTACTATACCGGACTGGCAGCAACACAGGCAGTCAATACATTTAATGTGGGGGATGGTCGTACTGTTGTTCAGATTGTTCACAGAGACGCCATCAGCTGCTACGACTACGAAGACGCACTAAACGAATCGAGGCGCAATATCAAGATCATTAAACCCGAGTACTACCCAAGTATAATAGCAGAGTTTACGTCTTTAACTAAGAGCGGGAATGCCCCGTATATCAGAAAGCTGGTGTAATTACTCGTCATGATAGAAGAAAATCTAATCTATGATCAAGAGATTCTGGCGTCTATCGATCTCACGTTTGAAGGAATTCCTCCTTCGTTAATGGAAGAGGTGACTCCGATGGAAGTCATTCTTGGTGAAAGTCTTCTTACACCCGGACTACAGACGGCAGTCAGGCTTCATAGCTATGCCCATAATCTATCAGAAACAGACAGATCGCCAAAGAACCTGGATTTGTTCAAGAACACAAACATGGGTATCAAATTACAAAGACCCATTCTCAAATATTTTGATCTTGACGACATAATGAATATTAATCAGGTCACATATCGTCTTGATAACAGAAAGTATATCAACAACAACACCGAAGAAATGTGGCTTCATGCCTGTGATCAGACACTACTCAACGACGCAGCCGCAGTGGTCAGTGCACTTTGGAAATGCACAACTCCTTCAGAAGTTGTGAGGGACGTGCTTGGTAACTGTGCTGGTGTACAACGCATGGAAATCGAGGAATCGATGCCAGCCCGAGACTATATCGCAGAGAACATCCATCCGTTTCAGGTGGTGGCTCAACAGGGTAACGCCGCACTCGACAAGGCCAGTGAGCCATCGTTCGTGCATTTCATGACCTACGAGAACTTTGGAACACACAAATTTCAGTCTCTCAAGATGATGTGTGAACAGCTTCCGGTCATGAATTTTTACTTCGCAGAAACCGGCATCAAGCAAGGCTATGGAAGTCCAAGCTCGGTCATGACCATGGCTTTTCCGTGCGACTTTGATCTTCTGTCAGATATTCTGAACGGAATTGATCAAGAGGGAAAAGATATTAACACGCTCTTCACATTCAATCCAAAAACCAAGAGCTTTAATCAGTTTGGTTCACCGACCAATGGTTGCGGACTTGGTAGTGGAGTAGTGAAAGCCGCACTTTCCAACATGGATTCGGCCAAAAGTCAAAATGCTTGTCCAGACTATACCAGTAAATATCTTCTTCGTAGACAAGCCAGAATGGCTTTGCTAGAGCAAGACAAGATTGCACTCAGACTGACTGTGCCATGGAACCCTATTCTTCATGCGGGAAAGGTCATTAATCTGAAGATATTTAATAAGGAAGACCCAAATCTATTCAATTACGGAACAGGAGACTATCTTATCGTGAATATGAAACATAACATCAAATATGGTGGATTTGCCACAACCACCATGGATTGCGTGTCACGTACCGTTGGACAAGGTATAGTGTGATACACTCGATATTTGTCGTGATAGAGAAAAATAAACAAGGACAAGGTATAGTATAAAATGTCAACGCCTCCAAATGTATTAAGTTCTGGCTTTACCTATCAGATCGTATGTGGTGGTCATGACGCAGATCCACCAGAAGATCAATCAAGCACATGCAAGGTGGTTGATCCGCTTCGGCATGGTTCTGGGGTGAACGATAAAGACATGCCGTTTATAACGATGCTTGTGCCACCAACAAGACGAGCACAAAACCAGACAAATTTCCAGGCAGAACCAGGAACATGCGTAGCAACTACGTTTACAACAGGAGATCCTTCTGGCCGTGTTATCGTAGGAATGCCGTGTGAAAGTAATCAGTCTGCACCACAGGCAGGAAATGATATTGGCGGTGTGCTCTCCAAGGTTATAGCAAATGGTGAAAAGAAACTCAATATCAATCGAGCCGCACCATATACTGAAAAAATGGATAAGGGCGCACTTGTCAGAACCATCGAAAACGAACTTGGAGACTGGTCGCATTCACTTACCAAAGGACTGGCCACACATGTTGCTTATGCTCCTATGGCTGGTCAGTTTCTACCACAAATCAAGCAGATTGATACGGCTATTCAGCAGTTTGCTGCCATTCCTGGACTTGGTGATCTGGCCAATCTTCCCGGCAAGATCATGAGTGTTGCTGACATGTTTAATTCACTCAACAAGAACCAAAAGAAACAGATCACCAAGAACATGCCACCAGAGCTTGTTCAGTCGCTTGAAAGTATGATGAACCTGATCACAGAAGGACAGATCGGACATAATTATGTGGCATCGGGACGTGTACACGAAGAGACATTCATCGCTAACATGATCGATCTTCTTTCTCAGGCCACCACCTTATCAGATCTGTTGTCTGTCATTGAACGTCTAAGAACAGATACCACTCTTCATGGCTTGGACAAGCTCGATGCAATCGAGATCAAGGCCAACACACCGTTTGGTGAGATCACACAGACGCTAGATATCAATGGCAACATGCAGATGTCGCAAAAAAGTCAAGACATGCTACAGCAAGCCATCAAAGCGCTTACTGGTCTGATGAATAGTGCTGAAACAGCAAATCCAGCCAAGAAACTCTTCAATGATGCAGAGAAAATGATGAATCAAGCATTTCAATCAATTCCAAATAACATCAGACCACAGATGCTACAAGATACAATCAATACCATCAAACAAGAAACACAAGATGATATTTTAAAACAGGTTGTTGAGGGTGGTAATCCACTTGTATTCTGGAAAGGTTTGGGAGCATAATAATGGCAAAAGAAACATCGAGCGAACAAAGAGATAAAACACCAGTTTCTTGGAATGGTCCAGACGACGCCAGAAATGATGAAACAGAATTTCCAAACTATGACGTGGAGAAAACTCGTTCTGGTCATAACATAGTTTATAACGACACCAAAGGAAAGGAAAGTATGACATGGCAACATCGTACTGGATCGATGTTGCAGTTCCTACCAGACGGAGCAATTCAGCTGGTTGCACACAAAGGTCAGTATAACATGGTATTTGGCGAAAGTCGCACCAAGATCACAGGCGCACAAGACACAACGGTTGATGGCGACGTGAGTATCAAGGCCAAGAAAGACTATAACTCCACGGTGTACGGAAATCAGACTTCCTCGATCAAAGGCGAAAGTACAATATCTGCCAAGACCGAGAACAAGACCATCGCAGAACAAGCACACATGGCGGCAGGAGAGATGACCACCAAGACCAGGAGCGGATTTTCCGTACAGGCGGGTGGTGGTGCAGTCATGGTATCCAAAGGTGGTATGGCCATTGGTTCCACTAGCGATGCCGTAGCTATTGGTGGTGCTGGTGGTATCGGAATGAAATCTGGCAAAGGCATCTCGTTTGAATCTCAAGGCCAGATGTCCATTTCTACACAAGGGAACATGGTGGCAATAGATGGTGCAGTCATTCATATCAATTCAGGCAAATCCCAACCTGCCTCATCAGAAACAAACATGAGTAAAACAGATCAGGCACCATCAGAACAAAAGTTTGATGTTGCTTAAAAAAGGAACAATTACTAAATGGCATCGATACCAGTAACACGAAACCCCGACTATAAAGATCTTGATCTTGATTTCATCAAGCATCCTGCCACCAAGGATGTGGTGAAGAAGACTGGTATCGATGCTATCAAGCGCTCGATTCGTAATCTGGTACTCACAAATTTCTATGACCGTCCGTTCAGACCTGGAATTGGTTCGAGTGCACAGCAGATTCTGTTTGATAATATCAATCAGTTCACTGCCATTTTTCTCAGAAATGCTATCGCAGAAGTTATTAATAACTTTGAACCAAGAGTGAGACTAACAAACGGCGAAAACGGAGTCATCGTAACAGTCGATCCAGAGAACAACGGTTACAATGCCACCATCTCTTTTGTTATCATAAATACCAGCACACCAGCCACCATCCGAGTATTTTTGGAGCGTTTACGTTAATCCACCATGGCAACAGAAAAATCAGCACTCAGAATAACAGAACTAGACTTTGATTCGATCAAGAACAATCTAAAGACCTACCTTCGAAGTCAGTCGGAGTTTACTGACTATGACTTTGAAGGTTCTGGTATGTCAGTTCTGTTGGATGTGCTTGCATACAACACACATTACATGGGTTATTATGTGAACATGGTGGGCAACGAGATGTTTCTGGATACAGCCCAGATCAGATCGTCAGTCCTTTCTCATGCCAAGCTCATGAACTATGTTCCTGGCAGCACCAAGGGTGCTGAATCTCATATTGACGTACTTGTCACCCCCTCTGGTACCGAGGATCAGGTTTCTACCACGATCACGCTCGAAAAATACACACGACTTCTTGGAACAGACAAGGATGGTGTGAACTATCCGTTTGTCACCACCTATTCAAATACCGCCACCAAGTCATCTGGTTCGTTCAGGTTTTCAAATGTTAATATCAAGCAAGGCGAGGTAATAACTCAGCAATACCTGATGGATTCTTCAAGCAATCCAAAACGTAGATTCCAGATTCCATCCGCAAACGTGGATATGGAAAGCATCATTATCAATGTTCAGGAATCTTCCTCGAACACAGACACCAAGACCTATACACTAGCACAGGATATTACCGAGATCACCGCAAATTCCACAATCTACTTCGTGGAAGAAGACGAAAATCTGAACTATACGTTCTATTTTGGTGATAACGTTCTGGGAAAACAACCCAAGAACGGAAACATCATCATCTGTAC